TTTGGCGGTGCAGGCGGCAAGGTCTTTAAAGTAGAAGGCAAGGCCGATCTTGGTGAAAACATAGTTGGTGATCTGGCAACAAGCTATAATTATTTTGGTGATCGCGGCGGGGTCAAGCGCTTTAGCTCTGTGCAGCCTATGCTAGAAGGCGAAACCGATGTGCAGTTTGACTTTGGTGTCGGTGTAGATCAAGCGCCTGTCAGCGGCATTGCGGTATCAACGACAACCTTTGCATCAAACATGGCAAGCTGGGATATAGCCAGTTGGGATAATTTCTTTTGGGCTGACGCGGTTGGGGTTGGCATTACCAAGCGCCGCAAGGCGGTCAACAAGTTTGGCTTTAGCGCAGCGCTACGCATCAAAGTGGCTACCGATAGCCAAGCAATTAGCTTTATTAGCGCTCATTACACATTCGCACCAGGGGGGCCGTATTAATGGCATTTTCAGGCGGTACATTTAGCAGAACCTTTGACTGCACAACAGATCGTGACAACGGCGTTAAAATCCTTGCCTCTAAGTTTGATACAGAACTGGACGGCATGGCTGTTGGCCTGTCTACAGCAGTTCTTAAAGACGGCACACAGACTTGCACGGCAGCCATACCGTTTGCCCAGGGCATCACCCTGCCTGATGACAAAACGATTGCTTTTGGCACAAACTCCGATGTGCTTATTCAGTATGATGAAACAACAACGGATTCACTGAAAATTTCAGCAGCAGAGGGCGCTGGTCTTGCTATCACATTGATGGCAGATGAGGGCGATGACGCAGGCGATGAGTGGAAGCTGGCTATAGCAGATGGCGGCACGCTCACCCTGGGCAACGATATTAATAGCGCTGGCACCTATGTAACGCATTTAACCATCACACCAAATGCCACTGTTGCTAACAGCACTATGGCGGTTGCTGGCAACCTCACAGTCGGCGGCGCTTTGACATTAGGATCAGGCGCGGTCATCAGCGAGGCAGAGCTAGAAACCATTGACGGCATCACACCTGGCACTGTGCTGGCATCCAAGGCAATGGTTGTTGATTCTGACAAAGATATTACTGGTGGCCGCAACCTGACAATCACAGGTGAGCTAGACGCAGCAACGCTCGACATTAGCGGCAATGCTGACATTGATGGCACACTTGAAGCTGATGCCATGACACTGAACGGCACGGCGATCACTACTGTCGCAACCCTGTCAACAGGCATTTCTAACGGTAATCTGCCAGTGTTTACAAGTGGCGCGGCTGATAATGATTTCTTGCGGATTGATGGCACGGCTATTGAAGGCCGATCCGCGTCCGAGGTGCTATCAGACATAGGCGCACAGGCCAGCCTGACCTTTGGCATATCAAACACAAACGCGGTGAAGATCGATAGCGCTTCAGTGGCTGATGACGAATATGCAAGATTTACAGCAAACGGTTTGGAAAGTCGCAGCGTTTCAGAAGTTGCGTCTGACATTGGGGCCGCAACGCAAGATGACATTGTTGCCCTGGCAATAGCGCTTGGCGGCTAAAGGAGAAAAATAGATGGCTAATACTTTCAAGGTGGTATCGCATGATGTGATGCCAGCCAGCGCTGGTTCGCCAGAGGCGCTTTATACGACACCGGGATCAACGACAACCGTTGTGATCGGGTTGATTTTGGCAAACATCCATACCGCGCAAGTCACGGCATCAGTAAAGCTGGTGAGTGATACCAGCGGCGGTGGCCGTGCTGCCACAAACACCACAACATTTCTTGCAAAAGACATACCCATACCGGTTGGCGGTTCTGTAAGCCCGCTGGTTGGCAAGATTGTGCTTGAAACAACTGATATTCTGCAAATTGATTGCAGTGTGGCTGACAAGGTGAGTGTGACCGCATCCATAATGGAGATAACCTGATGACAACAGAATTTCCATTTATCGGCAAAACTGGCGATCAAACTGAATATGTTGCTGTTGTGCGCCAAAACGAAATCGTTATTGATGCTGCGCTAACAATAGACGCAACCAATGCTGCGCTTTCCGCTGGCCCGATTACGCAAAACGCCACCGTCACTGTTAATGGATATTGGAGTATCGTATGACCAGTCAGTTAAATGTAGACACCATTGTAGATAAGGCTGGCTCTGGTGGTTCTAATGTCAAAATGGCTAATACATCTACCTATGTGTCAGATGGTGGTAATGTTTCGCAGAATACTGTACAGGGGTTGGCGAAAGTTTGGTGCAAGTGGAACTCTTCTGTAACCGTAGATGATTCATTTAATCAAAGTTCTATGGTTGATAATGGAACAGCAAATTATGAAGTAGTGTTTACTAATGATTTTGCGGCTGCTTCTAAATTTGCAGCGGCAGGACTTAGTGGTCAATATGCAGTGGCTGGCGCATTTGTATCTTGGACAGGTGGTGGCAACAATACGGCACACGCAGACAGAATAAAAGTTCAATGTCTAAATTCTAGTGGAAGTGAAGCAGCCGCCGATAAAAACACCATAATTATTCACGGAGACCTCGCATAATGGCTAGTTTACTTAAAGTAGATGCACTAACAGGTGTAACCACCGCTGGCTCTATTAGCGTTACTGGCGAGGGCAACTCAACCACGACTAATCTTCAGCAGGGGTTGGCGAAGCAATGGTCTTATGTAAACGATACAGGAACAAGTGCTATTATTGATTCGTTCAATACGACAAGCTGGACAGATAATGGAACAGGAAATGGGACGGTAAATATTGCAAGCAACATGGGTAACGTAACATACAATATCAGTGTCAGCACTAATGCCGATAACGATGGAAAAAACAGAACATGCGGCGTGTTTACTGGGACGAGTGGCACAACTTCTACTGCTGGTTTATATAGAATATCACGTTATATTATCACTGGTAATTCGTTAGAAGATGGATACTTCTACTCTAACACTTTGGGAGACCTAGCGTAATGGCAAGCGAACTTAGAGTAAACACCCTCAAGGATGCCGCTGGGAACAACAGCATTGCTACTAGCTTTGTGGCAGGTGGTAGTGCGAAGGCTTGGGTTAATATAAATATGGCTACTGGAGCAAACGTAGATTCATTCAACATTGCCTCAATTACAGATGATGGTTCTGGAACTTTTGATGCTACCTACACGACAGCGCAAGCAACAGCAAACTATGTGATATGCACCGCTGGTGATGACAACACTGGAGGCAATTCAGACCTTGTCACAATTATAGGCGCACCAACTAACCAAGCACAACTTGGAACTTGGCGGTCTGCCGCAGGAAGAGTAGACACAACAAAAGCCTGTGCATCAATTCACGGAGACCTCGCATGAGTAAAGCAGCAGAACTAGCCGCTAAAACTCCACAGTTCCAAGGCACACACCTGTTTAATCGTCTGTGCTGGGCAAAAGAAAACCTTGACGGTGTGCAGTCTGACTATCGTGTAGTGTATGAGGACAGTGTAGACGAGTGCGCTAAGATACTTGTGCCTGACCCTAACTGGATGGCTTGTGCATTGCAGGGCGGTATCTTGCCGCCGGTTCAAAGCTATTGGGAACTAGCCAAGGATGAAGCGCAGCCAGACTTTGTGAAGCACACAAGAGGCTATTTGTTGCATGACACAGAGCCTATGCCAGCTATGACTGAGGAACAGGCAATCGAATATCTTATTATGAAAGACTGCCCGCAATCTGTTTGGCAGACATGGAACGAGGGCAACAAACCTAAGATGGTTATTTGCCGCAAAAATCAGCTTCCAACTACCCGCGAGTGGCGCAATGCTTGGAAGATTTCAGAAGAATTAGCCACAGATCATAACATCGCCGCATAGGAGAACCCGACATGGCAAACACCTACATCGTTGATAAGGACGGTAATCAAATTGATGCGTCTACAGCAACAGTTCCATCAGACCGCCATTTTCGTGGCGCATGGTCACTAGACGGCACGGTCATCACTGAGGACATAACCGCTGCCAAGGTTATTTTCAAAGACAAGATTCGTGAGGTTCGCGCACCACTGCTTGCGGCAGAGGATGTTGTCTATATGAAAGCGCTTGAAGCTGATGACGCATCTGCAAAGTCTGCATCAGTCACTAAGAAAGCTGCCCTGCGTGATGCGCCAGCCGCATCTGCAATCGACAGCGCAGACACGATTGCAAAGCTAAAAGCGGCTTGGGATACAAGTGTTCTTGGCGATAGCCCTTACTAATGGATTTGGTGCATATCATTGATGGCCTCATTGGTGTGCTAGTGCTTGGCTTTGGATATTGGGCAAGCACTCTAAGTTCTGAAGTTAAGCGCATTGAGATATTGCTAAATCGCACAAGAGAGGACTTTTGCACCCGCGCAGAACTTGCCGACAATTTGACAAGAATGTCAGATTCGATCCTACGGCTCGAAGCCAAGATCGACAGAATAATTAGCTCAAAGTAAAATCGAGAAACATTATGGAGCCGATCACAACCGCTTTAGCGGCAGTTTCTGCTGCGTCCAGTGCAATCTCATTTATCAAGGCTAGGGTCAATGATGTGCAATCTGTGTCGGAGCTTTCGGGGCAGATTTCCACACTGTTTTCAGCCCAGAAGGTTTTGAATGAAAAGCGAAACGAGCAAGCTGGGGTTGGCGATATTAGTTTCAGGGGCAGCATTGACGCAGTGCTTGAGGCGAAGAGGCTAAACGAGGAAATGCAACAGATTTCCCAGCTAATTAATATGCGCTGGCCTAAACCAGCAAATCAGCCAAGCACCTGGCAGGAAATTTTAAACCACCACAATGAAGCGCTTAGGCAACAGAAAGCGGCGCGGCAGGCGGCGATGCGTGAAAAGGCTCGTAAATCTCAAGAGCTTGAAGAAACGCTTAAAGCTGTCGCGCTCATCGCCTTTGTCATTGTTGTCGCCCTAGTGCTGTTTGTTTTCATGT